CGGAATTATCCTAGCCCGCTAGCTTAAGGACAAACATTACAATCACTGGGAACGCGTGAGCGTTGCCTTTACCAACCAATTAAGGTAAGATGGTGATTCGAACACCGTAATGTTTGTGGGTTGTGGATTCAACCCGATGGAACTGTTTCACAGAGCGATCTTCGCTCCAGTATCGTAGTTTGGAAATACTACGGATTTGGCTACTTTTGTGATCAGTGGTGGAGGCATTAAGCCGCCAAAGGAGAAATCGTCCGCCCCTGCTTCCATGATGTTAAGTGGAAACGGCCAAACTTTGGGGACGTACGTTGCGGTGGCTCCCGAGAGAGTAGAAGAAAAAGGGCGATACCGAAGTTCGAGAAATCTGCGGGATCTGGGTGCAGAGTACTTGTAAGTCTTGATGTAATCCGTCTCGGCCGAAGCGGACGTTGCAACAAGTTTGAAAGGATACTTTGAAGTAGGAGGAACTTGAACAACCAAACCACAGCCAGATTCACCTGATTTTTCAACGGCAAAATTTCCAGAAAGAGCTGAATTAAAACCGTAGCTATAATTGGTGGCAGAAAGAGTTGTTGAAGAGGAATTTGCGTAGTTATAGCCAAGAAGATTATCTTCAGGTCGAAAATAAGGTTGTCTGGGAGGGGAATCTTCATCAATAAGTCCTGAAAGGCGAAACTCGAAAGTCCCTTTTTCTGTTGGATTTGTAATTTCGTCTGATAGATTAGCAAACGCTGTAGCGTTGATGACGTTGCTCGGTCGTGCAGAAATGCCGTAAAGGCGTGAACCTCGAGCGAAAACATACATTCGTCCAACGTAAGAAAGAGCAGATTCAAGTTCAGTCAACCAGTTTTTGTTTGAAGCGCGTGCCGGGGCTATCTGTTTGTTGTAGATTGCTGCGTCGTCCTGTCCGTCACCTGTACCGAAGTAGTCTGGGTCAAAAACGAGAACGTTGAGTGATGTTGGTGGAACCACCGTTGAAGTCCATACGCCCGCTGTGGTTACGGCTTGAGGATACATTGCGTATGCTGGTGTTAGACGTCGGGTGAGGGTACGCAAGTTCGTAATGACTTCTCCGGCCGCTAATCTAGCTCGTGATTGGGGGTCTATTCGCTTCATTGGTATGAAGTTTCGGTAGCAGCCTCGTTGGTCGGTAGCTGTTGAAAGTCGGTCAATGCCGGGTGGTGCAAGGCCTAAAGGGGCCGATTGGTAACAGAATTCATCTTCCATTTCGATGTCGAACGGGCACTCTGGGATCTCCCCTAGTCGAGTGGGTACAACTGGGTAGGGTGCATCTGACATAGTGTTACCATCGTACCATTTGGCTGTGTAATCAATCCTGGTCGCCCCCACTTCAACTGCTTTGAAAGCGCCTAGAACTGGTTCCGCAAATGTGATGTCTTCTCCCCCACCGATCCAGTTCATAACAGAAATTGAAGAGGCTGCGGTTGCTGGTGAGACCAGTTGGTTGAGGACGAAAACGAGGATAGCTCCATTCTGAACCTTCCTTACTCGGTCTCGGACCTGTACTCCCGTTGTTTCGGAGTTTTTGAGATAGGTGTAGCTCTGGTCGTCAAGGAAACAAGAAAGGAAAGGAGTATTTGCAAGATAAGGAACTTCGAAATCAAGTTGAGAAGAGTCAGTGATATCCCACACAACTGAATAGTTGTTGCCAACTTCGTTGATGGAATAGCCAGTGTATAAGGGATCATAGTCGGGGATGTAGGTGACCAATAGACGGCCTGCGTGAAAAGGTGTAGAAACGGCCTCGAGCTTAAACTTGATTGAACCAGCCCAGTATTTGAACATGGAAGCTACATAGGCCAATGGAGTTGGTGCGAAGGTGCCGAAGGTATAGGTGCCAGATGTGACAAAAGTTGAAACTCCAGGGTGTACAGGTAATACAGTGATCACTTTTCCAACCGCATCTGTTGTTGCCCAAGTCCATTGATTTAGAACGGCGGGATTTGAAACGATGTATTTGATGTCCATTTCGTCAATTGGGTTTGGGAAGTGATTCTGTTGGTTGTCAACTGCATTTTCGGAAGAGTGAGCTAACTTAACCAAAGGTAAGGCACCATCTGCATTTGCCCAAGCGGCGCGATTGTGGGAAACAAATTTTGTTGGAGCGGAGACATCTGCTGGTTTGGCAAAACCGAAGTAAGCAGCAACTCGAGAAGCAATATTGGAAAAATGTGCAACAGGGGTTGCAACAGAACTAAGCATAGGAAAGGCACCGAAAGCGGTCGCAATGTTCGAAATTTTTGACAGTGCGTGAGAAAAGGTGTGTCTTTGAGCCATGCCCTCTTCAGAAGATTGGTACTCCATTGGCGAGCCGCTAGTAAATTCGAAATCGAGTTTCCTACGTGTTGGTCCACTAGCAAGTCCCGATTGAACAGGGACACGAACTTTGGTGTTTTCGAGCCAAGATTGAACTGAAAGAGTGACAGAGGCTGTAGTTGAAGCAGAGGTGAGAGGAGAAAGAACATAAACTAGAAGAGTGCCCATACCATATTGACCAATAGGAAGGTCCCAAGCTGCAAGAATAGAAGAGAAAGGTATACGGAGTTCAACGGGTGCTGGTTTGGCTGGATCATATTCAACTCCTGGAAGAGCTGTAAATTGAGCGGTATAGCCGTATTGAGCGCGAGCACCACGTTGTTCCCGGTAGCTTTCGAAGCAAAGCCAAAGCCGTCCGGCTTGAAATTGAACAGGGGAAGCTTCGATGCGAAAGACCACATCTGCATTCATAAACTGATTGTACTGGACCTTACAAGTCTTGATTGAAGAATAGTTTAGAAGGTCATTTGGAACAGAATAGTTAGCAAGAATTGTGCCGATGGCTTGAGATGTTGTCCAGTTGATGTTTGACATGAAAGTTGGTCGATTGAGAACCTTGTCAATGGAATTCGCTTCGTCGTCAGGGGCCGTCAGTAGGCGTTGCATGGCAGTCGGGTCGGCGTGAGAAAGGTCGAAAATAGTGTCTTCAGCATCCACAAAGGTCGTCAATCCAACCGGTCTTTCAACTGCTGAGTTGGGTTCTGCGTTGTCGGAGTCTAGTACTTGGGAGCCTGAAGGATTTGCGGAGGGTTGTGCTGTAGGAGCACTTGTGATTTTGATGTTTGAGATTTGATTCATGATTTTTGAAAAGTCGTCAGTGGCGATTGTCATAAAAGAGATAGATACAATCATTTTCGTCTCAGTCACTCGTATCTTTGGTGTTCTGATACTAGCGTTATCACGATTGAGAGAGTGAGTAGAACAATCGTGACAGGGGTCTTGGTGTCAGAAATGTTTAAGAAAGCTGTTGATAGCTTCCTTTTGAGTCACGATGGGAAGAAGGTGACGTCCATTTGTTTTGCGATAGATGGCATCGCGAATTTGTTCTTGAAGTGTGGTGTCTTCTTCAGAAACCGCCAGTTCCCGGAAAGCTGCTTTGCAATTGTCGATTGTCGCTTGCAGCGGGTCGGCGGATTTTGTGATCCAATTGCACATCTCAAGAGAACTAGATGTGGCTAACGGGGCGCGGTAGATACCGCAGATCTTTTTGAAACCACGTTTGAGGAAAGTTGTTTGTTCGATGGGTCGGGCCAAAGTAGCAGTTCCTCCTTTGTCTGCTGGGGTGAAAGTCATGCCGACAGTTGAGAGAGCTCTTCCGATGTTCTCGGAGGTGAATCCTTTGAAAGCGTCGCTGACAGAAAAGAGTACGTCGTCGCCGTGTGTTACCGTTCTTACTGAGGCTAGGAAGTCCTCTGATGTCGACTCGGGGTATAGGTACCTGAAGGCATAATAAAATGCTACAAGGTTCGAACCTGAGTTAATCTGAGTCGTTCCAAACATTCCCGAGGGAAGTGAGCCATTAGTCCGGTAAACAACACCACGCGCTGATCTGAATGGGTGGTAACACAATTCTGCTAGTCGTTCGCGGATCAAGTCGTCTTCTCTGGATCCTCCGTTGCGTCTATACCATGCTCTGATTGAGTCATAGACTGCTTTTAGGAATCCGCTCGGTTGGCTTGTGTCGAAACACGAGTAGTCGCCGTCGTCAACTTTGTCTGAGACTTCGTGTAGCCAATCCGCAATCATCTGCCAGTCGGGGCCGTGAGGGTTTGCCCCTGAGGTGCACGTGTTTCGGATTTCATTCCTTACGGCGTGAGCCATAAAGGTTCCGTAGTACATTCGTAGTGCAACCAGCAGTTTGAGTGGGGAGGCTGAAAAGAGTCTCGTCTTGATTTTGTCTGGATGATCGTAGTCGGCCTTTGCAAGCTTCACGCGTTCATCCTTGAGGGTTTCTTTGAAGATGGGAATGTCTTCGAGTTGTCCGTGTTTAATTTCGTCAATGAAGTCAGTCATCATTTTCCGAAATTCGGGTGTCGGTTGTCGTTCGTCTGTGATCCACTTCCGCTTTCCTCGGGCGTCTGTTTCGAGACACAATGGCAAGCCAGCTGAAGTTGAGAGTTCGATGGGTTCAAGACCTCTTATTCCTTCAGCAGAGAGTGCTTTTTCGATAGTGAGAGTGCTTGCATCCATTACCTCGCCAGATGTATACCGAATCAGTACCTGTTGCGCTTCGTCGACGAAGGATTGCGGCACAATGATCCGAGGCCCATGTAGTTCTTTTATGCCTCGGGTCATTGGGTCGCATTCCGCCGTAACTCGCAAAATCGATGGTCTTGTGATTGGTTCAGAGACTTCACCGTGGATAGCAGATCTTCGGACCTTGGTCTTGGTCGGTTCGAACGGTGTCCTAGTCATCCCGAGGGGGATTTCGACAGCTGTGTCAACTTCGCATCCTGAGAACTTGTATTGGTACTCAAGTTCTTCTGTCATTTCGCCGCAACTTTCCATGCTTTCGAGGAGGTCCAAGGTGATGATGACCGCCTGCCCGGAGCCGAAGCTATTACCGAGGAAGTGCATTCCGCAGATTTTCCGTTGTCGCGTCGGGTCAAGGGCCAAGAGAGGTGCGCCACAATCGCCAACAATGGTGTTCATGTTGGTGTACCCAATAGATGAGCAAGCTGGAACTAGATCTCCTGCTTCCATGCTGGCTTTCTCGATGAGGAACGGTGATGAAGTTTGCATGTAAACTACTTCCCCGTCTCTTCGGGTAACCAGTCTGCAGGCTGGGAGCATCTTGAAATCAAGGTCTTTGTCGGTAAAGAGGTGTTTCTTCATTGAAGGAAGAGGTGTGAGCGTCTTTGGAAAACGGATGATGACAACGTCGAGTTCAGGATGTCGAACAACTTGGCAGTCTCTCCACTTGAAATCGAAATCTTCAGTGGAGTTGTCTTTCTTGTATCTGGAGATAGTGAAGTCGTGATCTTTGATGCGGTCGTACGTGTGCTTGTTGCACCAGGCAGTTCGGGAGGTATAGAAGAAAATCTGGGATGCTTTTGATAAACTCCCGGCACACTTGATGTCGAAGATGTTGCCAGTCATGGCTTTGGACACTCCATCTGCGTTCTGATCTGCTGAGCCTTGGTACTCGAAGGTGACGTCCTGCATTTTGATCCAATTATCGAAGGAGTTTGAATTCTCCGATTCCAGCACAAGTCTCTTTTCTTTTTGTGTAGCGTCGAGTGCTTCTAGGACCAATTCTTCGGACGTGACCTTGGCGGCCTGTCTGTAAAGATCTTTCATTCGATCAATCATTTGAGTGCGAGTGTATCCTCCACCAGCTGTTGCTTCAATCAAGAGATCCGTGTATTGGATGAAGGCGAATCTCAATAGATCTGCGACGTTTTCGCCGCCCATTTTGCAAGCAAAGTTCAAAAGGTCTTCACGAACTCCAACATAGGAGAAAGTGCCATGATGGTATTCTTGGAGGAATTCGACTCTGTCATTTGATTCGAATCGCATCTTCAACGTAGCTGTTCTGTTGGACTTCTGGGCGCCGATCATATCTCGAGATTCGCGAGTCATATGAAGGCTTCGGGCCTTGTTCGATTTTTGCGCTCCTTTTACATCGCGAGACTCATGTGTGTTGGAAGTCCCAGCTTGTTGCTTCTTTTCTTGGAAGCGGCGCGCGAGTTCATTTGCAAGGTAGTCGTCGTTCGGGGTCGGTGTCGATGATGGTCCTAACATTTGTGCAAAGCACTTCGTCGCAGTGTTGATGAAAAGGGGGGCAAAGGCTAAGAACGAAAGAAGAAGCTGTGGGTGGTTAAAAGTGAGGTCTGACATATAGGAAATCACGCTTACGAACACTCCGCCCAAGTATGAGAAAGTCTTCTTGATCTTTGCGAAGAGGTATGCCCCCCAACTTTCTATAAGGTAGGTGACGGGCAAGATACCATCGCTTGCGATGTCTTCGAGAACTGAGGAGGTCAGTCCATCAACGATGTTGCTTTGGGTGGTGCAGATCTTCACGCGAATTGCTTTAGCGAGCAGATCTTTTCGGTGTTCGACGAGGTAGTTCCAGGCTATGGTGTTTTGCCTGAGGCCATTCTCAATCCAGTGTGTTGAGTTGATCTCGCCGTCTAGGCCTGCTTCTTGAAGAGCTTCTTGTGTGTCAATCTCCCAGTCGAGGATGTCTTGTTGTGTCTGTTCGTCGAGGTTCAAATAGGTCTTTATCCTCGGATCCCAAAGTAATTGGCAGAAATAGATGGTTCTGTCTGCTGTTGCGGTCGTGGATCCAAAGAAAAAGTCCCAAATTCCTTGTTGTCGTTGTCGGCAGTGTAGGGAAGGATGGCAGTACGAATGGTCTGGGTTGTTGGCGTTGTGAGTTCGTCGTTTGAGTTCTGTACCGACAATGCTTGATGGACCCGAGAGGTAGACAAGTCGATGAGCTACGCACACATGTTGAACGTTGGATTCTCGCACTTGAGCTTGTTGAGAGCGTTGTGCGAATTTGTCCTGTTTCATGCGGTACTTTGCGCGTAAGAGGTTGATAAGCTCTTCGTACGTGACTAATTCTGCGGGTGACCCATCTTGCATCATGTAGTACATGCGTTCTTTTCCTTTCTTGACCATCTCGACATGAATGTCGAATCGACGAGCCAAAGCTGTTGGGTGGCGAATGCTTTTGACTGTGGTCGAAGACAAACGATCAAGATTCGTCGTGGCGATGACTAGGGGGCTTCGGAAGTATCCCCTGTTCTTATCTTCAATGTCTGCCATCGGAATCTTGAAAGCGTTGTCTCCAACTGCTTGGATGATCTCAAGAAATTCTGGGTCTGGTGCGGATTCTGTGTCCGCCATTTGGCCCAAATCGTCGTAAAGGGTACAAAAGTGTCCTCTGTAACCAGACCAGTAGGCTTCCTGGGGATTTCTCACGTAGATGTGGTTGGCGATGGTTTCTCCGGGGATGGTTCCCCAGGGTATGTCGTCTCCTCCAACGTCGCGAACAAGTTCGTTCACCAAATAGCTCTTACCCATTCCGGGTTTTCCTGAAATAAGGATGCTAGCCGGCTCGGCTCTGTGTCCTGCGAGAAGAATTCCTGAAGCGGACACTCGTTTAATCCAGCTATTGATTTTATTCCAGTAACCTGAAACAATTGGTGTCAATGTTCGTGAAAGTCCGAGGCGTTGGGCTTCGATGAGAAGTTCTTTGTACTTCGTCTGGAGGCTGAAGGCTTCTAGTTGTACGGCCCAGTCTGAGTCCAATGAGCCGAGTTTGTCGCGTTCAAATTCTTCAACTGAGGTGACGAAGTCTGTAAATTTAGTCATGTTCGTGGCAAGTTCTTCGACGTGCCAATCTTTTCCAGTAATGGTCTTGTAGACGTAGGGGACGAGGTCTTTCAGTGATTCAGACAAAATTCGGTGAAGTCCGACGATGGTCGACATTGTGTACCCCAGGGCTGAGGTTCTTGAAAAGATGCCTACCATTTGTCCAGCTGTTGCGCCGCCCATCAAGATCGTCAAAAGAAGTGCGACAGCGCTGGGAACCCAGGTGAAGGGTTTCTCGGTGTTGTTTGACTGGAAGATCATAGAGGTGGGGGCCAACGGCCAAGCAATGTTTGCGAGAGTTGTAAAACTTACTCCCAAATTGGTAATGATAAGAGTCATTGCTTGACATTGGATGAAAGGGTTGTCAGCTTTCAGAAGAATCCCGATAGCTAGAAGGGTCGAAAGAGCGGAAGCTGTAAGGGTTTTAAGAAAGGTGTTGAAGACGGAAGTCATGTAAGCTGTCATGCCAAATGCTCCAAAGATAGCGCCAACTGCTGAACCTACCAAAGAAAATTGGTAGTCCATCGAACGGGTGAAACGCCGAAGCGTATCCATCCAGGGGCGAGTCCATGGGTCATCGAGCGACATGAGTAGCTCAAATTTTCTTCCGAAGAAGTCGACCTCCATGCGGATAAGTCGATGTGATGATTCGAAAACGGGTAAAGGTTTACCCTTGTAAAGATTTGCAAGAGAAATTAGACGGTGAGAAAAGAGATGGTCTCTGAGCACGCGTCGTTTTTGTGCTTCTCCTCGCCCTTTGTAGGGTTTCTGCGGACGAGGGGTATCTAGAACGTGGTTAACTTTTCCGTGTTTTGAATTCATTTTGGTTCTTTGGTTTCAATTATAGTTTTTGTGAAATGGTTTTGAGCGCTTTATGAAAATACTTAGGGTTGTTCTGCATTAAAATAAAGGGGGTTCAAAAAGATTCCTGAAGGGGTTGTTGCCAGCAGCACTTGCTTAGGTTATCACAAGGCTTTTACAATAGACAAGTGTCTTAGCGAGCTGTAAAGCAGCGGCGACACGCAATTCTGCGATTATTGGTGCGAGAGCACCCCACTTGCTATGGCATTTACGTAAGGGCCGTAAAGAAAGGTGGTTCCACAAGCAGTCTATAAGTTAGGAGCCGCTTTGCTTACTAGGCAAAAGACATTTAGTTCCCTCGGGAACTCCTGTTTCTTATAGAAGGTCAGATCTTGTTGGTAGTCCTCTCAAGACATTCCAGTAACAATTTTAACAAAATAGAGAAAACGAAAAATAGAAGGCTAAAAGAAAGAATAGGATAGGATATGTTTTTATGGTTTTTATGATTTTGGAAGAGAGCATAGAATGTATTTTGAGTGGTAGAGATTTTTGAAAAGGTTTTTGGATATGGAAAACACTAAAACAAACTTTGGTGATATGCAGGCTACCATACTTTTCACATTAACTCTCGTGGAGTATTATTGAAGAAGCTGGGCATTCAAGCAGTCGAGCTCGGTTAAGTGCAAAAGAAGACAGGGTCCCCC